TATCTACCATACCTGAACCTCTGTTATTACCACTTCCATTTATAGAGTACGTTATCTTAGAACCTGAAGTGTTAACAGTGTAGTGTCTTAATTCTGCTAGTAACATCGCATCAAAGCTTGTAAGTGGATATGCTTGTAAATCATTTCCAGTCGTTATTTGAAGTGGTTGAGTTATAGCAGGAGCAGTTCCTTGATTAGTTCTAAATAAATAATAATTTGTTATATCTTGAGGCTGATCTCGAGTTTCTGGAATGCCGCCTGAAGTATAAGCTGCAGCATTAGCACGTGTATCGGTAAATACTGGTCCACCTATTAAAGTATGATCTGATAGCGAAGTTGCAGTATGTATTCTAAACGTTCCAGCTCTGTCACTTCCATCAACTAATAAATCAATTGCTTGCGTAAAAAAAGTATCGAACATATCAGTCGCAGTCATCGCTTGAATAGTACCACTTCCATCATAGTAAACTGGATATAGCTTGTTATTCGTATCTGTTGGCGCGCTAACTGTTGCGTTAACTTGAGAAATTTTATCAAAAGTTGCTCCAGTGATAGTACTCGAAGCAGATGAAGAAGGAAAGTCTCCACCATCTCCATGAACTCCATCACCGTCACCAAAAGATTCTGTACCAGCACCAGCTTGCTTTCGCGTATCAGTCATAGAACTTAAAGTTCCAGAGCTTCCTACAACTGTAAGTAGAGCAGAAGGATTAGATCCGTACGCGTACACGCATCTGGTTTGAATTTCAGTAACCATCGCACTAGTCATCTCTTTGATAGAGCTTCCATCATAAAATAGTGGTCTTCTTACCGCCATGGTATTAAACCCCTGCGCCGTGTATCGTCTTTAGTGTACTTCCTGCTGAATCTTTTATTAAGAGCGTTGATAGTGTTTTAAGTTGTACTGAACTTACTGCGTCATCACCAATTTTATCTTCGGTAACCTGATCATTTCCAATTCTGCTAGTAGTTACAGCATCAATCTCTAGCATAGACGTATTAATAGTTCCAGTTGGAATAAAAAACCTGCCTTGACTTGAATCGAATCCAATACCATTGGCACTATCTTTTTGAAAATTCGATATAATGTTAGTAGAACCTGAATCTGCAGTCATTATCGCTAATACTTCTGCAGAATCCATAGAATTAGCTTGAGCTATTCTTAGAATATCTGCTGAATCAACTTTTAACAGTTGAGTATTAATTTCATTTACTGCAGCTACTAAATTACTTTTGTTAGTAGTTTGTAACGTTGCTTTTTCACCTAAGTCAGTCGAAATTGTATTAGTCTTTGAGACTAAAGTTGATACTGGATCTGATAGATTAATTGTTGTTACTGCCATCGATTTTCTCTATTATTTTACTTAACATATTTTTAATATCACTTACTTCATTTTTTAAGCTATTTATATCTTCTTCTTGTTGCTTTCTAAGAGCTTTTCTCTTCTTAGCCGCTTGTATTTCTTCAGCGTTAACGTTTAAAACAACTCCATCATTAGGATTTTTAACGTAACCTTCATGTCCTTCGATCTTTAAGTATGCCATTATACAGTTAACGCTATCATTCTTAAGTCTTTAATCTTTGGCACTCTAGCACTTGTAATACTTCTAAAGACTATTTTTATTTGAAACTTAGTAAACGCTTTAAGTGATCCATTTAATCCACCGATTAAGTATCGATACTCTCTAAATACTCTAGGACTATTATCGGCTGGGTTGTTAGTTTGTTCAGGTTGAAGAATAAAATTTTTATCACCAATGTTCTCATCAGCTGTTGCAGTTCTGTAATAAACTTGAAAGTCTGTACCTTCAGGCCTGTTAGCCGTTAACAAGACTCGTAATCCTACAGAATCTGTATCTAGAGTTACAACTCTTGTGTAGTGTTTAGCGGCAGAACTTCCTCTTTTTGATGCAGTTTCATTTACAAAAGTTAATGGCTTATTGAAGTCTGCTATTTGATGGCCATTTGAATCTTGTCTATCAATTATATTTTGAATTAAGTGTATGGAAGCTCTTTGTAAGTCTATCATAGGAGAGACGTTTGAGTCTGTTGTGGACAAATTAAAATTAAGATCCATAGACTTTACGCCACCGCCTAGGGTTGCTTCTCTGTCTACGTTAGCAACTACGTTGTATACGCTTCCTACGTTATCTTCGTTCATTTTTATATCTTGAAAAGATGCAGTTGATTTACCTGTATACGCTACTTCAGCTCCATTAGCTTTTGGCATGTTAGTTCCTATCTGAGCAAAAGAAGTACTGTTAGTAACTTTAATAGATCCAGATAAAGCTGTTCTGTTAGGAACTAAGTTGATAATGTTAGGATGTATAACACTAAATGCCATGTTGGTAGTGGCTTTAACTAGACCGCCTCCGCCAATTGCAGCAGAATCTGCTGATGAATCTGCTGTAATAGTAAAGCCAGACCAGTCTACAGAATCGACCGTGTAACCAGAATCTTTATTAAGAGTTGCCGCGTCTATTCCACCAATTGCACTTGCTCCAGTAATTTTTACGGTATCTCCTGGGAGCAATCCATGGCCAGTTTCTCTGAATGTAACTTTAGCTGAATTTTTAGTCACAGTTATTGGATCATTTCTTAAAAGCCTAGGAGGTAATGGCGCGTTATGAAATACGGCTGTTCCAGAAGTTGCAATAAAATTAGCCTGATATATTCTAAAAGCTAGATCTAAGCTCTGTGATGGAGTAAAAGTTACTCCGTTTTGAGTAAAGAACAAGCTTCCCAGTGAAGGTTGCTTATTAATTCTTTTTTCTGTAGAACCTATCACAAACTCTTCAGTTTCTGAAACATATATTCTATAATCTTTAGAATCTGCAGTGACGACTAAAGCATAGTCTTGTTTTCCTTTTAAAAACACAGGCTCGTCAAACTGAAAAGAAGTGGCAACACTAGCATCAGCTGAAGAATTACTTGCATTAGTAAGACCTGTCATTAATTTTACGGTCCCTGGTATGATTTGAGACGAAGAAGGTAATCCATTTTGCATTGGTCTTAATTGTATTTGAACTGGTAATGCTTCGTCAACATTAGCAAAAAACAAATCTACTTTAGTACAATATATTCCACTCGTTTTGTCTACGTAGAACGATTGCGCAATTGGTTGCTTATTTATCTGATACCCTAATGAATTTACTGCCATTCTTAACTCGCTTTTTGTAATCTTTCTTCGTAGTGTCCGTGAACTGTATAAACGTTCTTTCCACAATATACATCGAATTCATCACGATCTGTTTCAATATTAACTGTGTTTACTAGCTCGTTTATAAACTTTATTGACTCTACTTTTATGTTATTTATGTAATCTCCAATCACAAGATCTTCTGTTCTCGTCCAACTAGCTCTTGAATGAAGCTTTCTTTTTGCTAGAACAGGATGATCGTTAGTAATCTTAAGTTCATTATTAACTATGTAATAACCCTGCCTTGGATGCACTTTCATGACTTTTGTAACTTTACTTGTTTTAAAACCAAAAGTTAATCTATCACCAACATTAACGTTAGTGACCTCTGATATTTTACCATTTAACATGACTTTCATATCTTCAAGTAAACAAAGTGTGTCACCAGCAGGACCTACACCACCATCTGTGTTACCTGTTGGATCATCACCTCCATTTGCAGCATTACCGCCACTAGGCCCTGGATCAGTTGCTTGAGCATCGTTCGCATAGTTACTATTAGTTCCTGCAGGAGGTGAATTATTTCCTCCATCAGGTCCATCATCACCGCCGTCGTCTCCACCAGAATGATCATAGCTTACTGTAAAGCCTTGAACGTTAAGTACTCTTGTAGATGCTACTGTAGCTTCTTTAGTATCCAACCAGCCTTTGGCCGTAAATGGAGCTCGAGCTATACACGCTGCGTCTTTTTCGTTGTTAGCGCTAATATCCATAATCTTAAATTCTTTAGTACCAACTCTAAACTTCGTAGTCGCGTTGTTAGGTATTATGAAGTTTCCAGTTATAGTGCCGTTTGCGTCTGTCTTCATAACAGTTGTAGGCGTGTCTGGATGTGATGTTATATCTTTAAGCGAATTACCAAAGTCAGAATCACCGCTACCGTAGAATTCAAATCCAGTTGTTCCGGCTACAGTTTTAGTAAAATTAGAGATATTAGTTCCATCAAAGAATGTAAACACTCTAGTGTCTGGTCTTAAACCTTCACACTTAAAAAATACTTTACGAGATCTACAAAAGTGTAATAATGCAGTTTGAAGAACTCTATCTTCTATTACATCTAAAACTGTCTCTTCGCTTACTACTCTATTTACTTGATTTCCAAATCTGTTTATAGTACTTCCTACATTAAGATTTTCTAATGGAACACCTGCCCAGTTCCAAGCCCAGTTACCCCAGTTAAAAGCGTTAAAGTTTGCAAGTCTAGTTCCTCCTTGAACTACTTTGTTTGGTACCCTGTCAACTTCTCTCCACTCGTCTGAAGCAGGTGATAAAGTAATAACTCCATCATATATAACCACAGAAAATGGATTTATTGAAATTGATTTACTTGCTAAGTTTTGATTTATATAAGTTGATTCACCGTGGGCTAAATATACGTTATCGCCCTTACGAATAGTGTTAGTTGAGCTAGCAGAATCATATATTAATCTTACGTTTTGATCTTTAAATGCTGGCCTTAAAACTTTTTCAATTGGATCAACTGCAGCTCTATAGTCTACTAAATTTGTAGCAGATCTAGTATGATCTACAAAGTTGTCCACTACAAATCCAGATTTTGTTCTATCAGTTCCTGCAGAGTCTAATACTTGAAAATGTTTAGTGTCTATCTCTAAAGCACTGAGTGAAGCAAATTCTTCTAACTTACTGACTCTATTTTCTAAAACTCCAATATCTTTCATAGTAAATCTTCTATGGTCGATCTTTCTTGTAGAAACATCTGAATCATTTAAAGTGTTGGCATTTAATTTTATGTCATATAATGCTAAAGTTTCATCTGGTTTAGCAGGATATGAAGGATTAAACGCAGCGCCACCTCTTACAAATCTTATTATTCCTTGTTTGTCAATGACTAATTTTCCAGCTTCTGCTAAATGATAAGTAATATCAGCTTCTACTTGTTGCCCTGGCTGAGGAAGTTCAAGAACTCTCGCACCAGCACTAGTATTTGAAAATTCGCTGTCAGTTCCATCTTTTACTGATCTAAAATCAAAAGCATTAAATAACTTGATAATGCTGCCACTACTTGTTCTAAAACTTGGTATATCTTTATAAGTTATTGGACTTAAGTACGAGGTAGCTGCAAAGAAGTCTCCATCAGTTGAGTGATCAAAATATCTGTATTTTATAGAAGCACTATCTGCTGGAGCAGTTTGGCCGTTATTAAGATTTAAAGCTCCAATGTCATAGTGATTATCTCTTTGTCCGTTATCTAAAGTATACCTGTTAGCAAAGCTTACACTACTATCTGCAGCTTTAACGTGTTCTACTATATCATAAATATCAGCTTTTCCTAACTTAATCTGAGACAGATTTCCAGCTACAGTTATTGTTCTAGTACTTAAGTTTTTAGTCTTAACAGAAGCTTGACTCTTTTTTACGTATGCTAGTACTTCATAAACTCCAGTAGATGCTGGTAGTCCTGATATAGTTCCTGCTCCAACATTAAAAGTTAATCCACTAGTTATAATGTCGCTATCTACAGACGATACTACCCAGTCTCCACTATTAGTGTAAGTCTCACCTACACCTAATGACCCTAATGTTACGACACCGCCTACAGCTGTTTTTTGAAATCTTCTTTGAGCCGTGTAAGAGATGCTCTCGAAGTCAGAAGGCCTCTCGTTAGGTAATAAAAATATAGAAGTATTTTTAGTTGTTTCTTTTAATACGGTCTTTGCTGGTGTACCTTCTCTTTCAGGCTTAAAATAATTTGTTGCGCTAGTTCCAATGCTGTGAACGTCTCTAAATGCTTGACCAGCGTTCATTCTTACGTCAAAGAGATGAAATCTATACTTTGCGCCATCTTCAGATACTGCTTTGACTCTAGCAGTACCAATAGTGTTAGCACCAGAATACGTTGAGTCATCTCGTAAATTTAATTTTTCTAGAGTAGATATATCTGGCGTATTACCACTACTATCGTTTGCTGGATTAACCACAACATAGTTTCCAAAATCTATCGCAACACCATCGTTATCTATCTTTTTAGTTGCAGTAGGTTTTCTAACTCTCATCGAAGTTGGAAAGTTTCTTGCTGCTCTGAATCCATCTACTACGGCTACGCCATCACTTACTTTTAATAATAAATGAGTATTTTCGGAATCAAGTTCAAAGTTAGCTGTGTATGGTTTTACTATGTAATCACCTGAATTTTCTGCTATTCTTTTTGCTATTAGTTCATTTGGAATATTATAAGCATCAATAGCGTTGTTTGTATTATAAATTACACCATCTACTATCTTAGCCACTGGAACAAAGTTATCACTTGCCGTCATTTCGCTTTCAAGCGCTATTGTTAAAGTTATACGATATCTATCTGCACCGGGAGCAGAAGTATTTGGTACAGCTCCTTGGTTGTCGAATAAACCAGTGTCATCACTAGTCGTAACAATGTCCTCTACAACTTTAAACCCTAAAGTATCATCCAGTGTATCTTGATATTTTTGTATAACTTTTGACTGATCTTCAGTAAATACAAAGTGTCCTCTAGCGTAATAAACTCCAGATTTAAGAGTTCCTAAGATACCAGATCCTACAGCTGGATTAACGTCAGTGTTAGTAGTTTGAACTATGAGAGCTTGACCGGCAAGTGGAGACTGACTATTTAAAGTTTCTCCGGGTGTAACTCTTGTAGTGGTTGCTCCACCAGTATCTCCAGTACTAATGTATTGAACATACACAGTTCCAGGGTTGTTTACATCTACTGCAGCAATGTATTGCAAAACCTTGACCATAACACCAGAATCTACTCCTAAAAATTTTTGACCAATCCAAGTAGTGTTTTGAGTTACGTCAGTTGCGGGATCTAATTTTATAAATTCATATTTTGAATTTACGTTAGCGCCCCCGGGTTTTACGACTGCGCCTTCTTTAAATACGTTATCTCCCATCCTTGTTATTTGCCTTTGAAGCATAGTTTGGATTTGAGTTAGTTCTCTAGCTTGAAGTGCTACACCTGAGTTAAATAATATTCTATGATAGCTGTCGCTATCTTTGAAATCATCTTTATACGTAGAGGTGAAAGTATTACTAGTTAATGTAGTCGCCATCTTTATACCTTATAGTGTTATTACAATCTTAAGATCTTCAGTTTGAATACTAGATCTTGTAACTGGTGCTCTGTTTTCTATATATAATATCTCTCCAGACATCTTATCAACGTCTCCATGTCTCCAAGCATTCGCGTCAGCGTCTGCTCCAGCTAATTCTAAATTTCCACTACCACCGCCGCCAGTCACAGCTTCACCTTCTACGAATGGTTTAAATCCAGTAGAGTCGTTTTGGTGAAACCATACTCTAGCGCTATCTGAATGATCTACCACTGCTTGAGCTCCTGAAGCTGAAGTGATGATAGCATCTTTTGCAAAAGAAGCTGCTTGTGATGTAGATTGAAATTCTAAATATCTTAACATTTTTCCGCTTGTACCGGAGTAAATAGCTCCAGCAGAGTCTCGTGGATTTTTAATTAAAGCAACTTGTCTGAAGTCTTGGTCAATTATGAAAGAAGCTCCAGTTGTTGTACTTCCACTTACTTTTTGTGTTGTGCTTTCTGTTCCGTCTGGCTTGACATGAAACATAAGTGAGGTAGACTTAAGTTCGTTTCTAGGATCTGCTCCCATTCCGCTGTCTGGACCGAATATTGCTCGAGCTTCAGCACCTGATCCAGCTCCAGTTATAGATACACTCGCAAAATTATACGCTTGTCCCATTTTTATACAACTATCTGTACTAGAATCCATTTCAATCTTAGTAACTACTCCACCGACAACTGTAGCAGATGCTGCGGCTCTAACACCATCTCCGTTTATAGTTACTGTAGTACCACCACTACTATCAAATCCTGTTCCACCTTTAGTAACAGCTACACCTATGATTTGACCTTTTACAGATGCTCTTTGAACAGTTTTTTGTTGCGCTAAAAACGTATCAGCAGAATCAAATATATTTGGAACAAATTCTATCGGCACAAAGTTAGAAGATAAGAATTTACTGGATCTTGCAGCACTTAATGAATATAAAAACTTCCAGATGTAACCATCAGCCGTCTTAAAAGGTTTAGTAAGAGTTCCAGTAGGTTTAACAGTAGAAGGATTAGGATCTCCATTGTTATCTTCTGATCGCTGTAAGCATATGTAGACTTGGTTTTCATCAGTCAGTACATAGTAAGTATTACTAGGAATAGTAGCGAGGTTATCGTCAAAAGCACTGTACGTGCTGCCTGAAGACCAGTTATGTCTTGGTATCACAAATGAAACATCACTAGCTTTTTTTATAGATTGTATGCCAGATCTAAGTTGTCTTATGGCCCTAGGTGTATCTGTAGGATCGGGAACATTTTCAGCTGAATCCCATTGTTCCGACTTACCTATAGCTATATACATCTTGTCGCTATCGTTACTAGCTGCGTCAAATATTTTTTGAATAATATCTTTCTTAAATACGTCTGTGATTATTGCTGCCATCTTTTATTCCTATGATATTGTTATTCCACCGGCGGAAGAGTCTCTCATTCCAAATCCTAATAAGAACCAATCTGCTCCGTCCCATATACACTCGGTTGATCTGTTTTGTACTAGAGAAAATGAAGTTCCGTGAGCAAACGTTCCTCCTGCAGGAGTAACTGTCATAGTCTCTGAACCTTTATTAGTAAAAATTTTATGTTCTCCTACCGTCGTTCCAGCATCTAAACCGACTGCTAAAGTTCCACCAGATCCTTTATTACCTATGATAAGTGTATGATTAGCACTGGCCGTACCATTTGAGGTTATTGTCTGCGATGAATACGCTGCCTTGGCTATTTCAACTGAACCAGTTCCTTTTGGCGTTAAAAATAAATTTAAATTACTTCCTCCACCAGTTGCAGACAATGTAGGTCCAGTTGTACCGGCACCATTTGCTATTGTTAGTTCATTTACTGCACTTGCTGTTTGAGTAAATTTAATTAATTCATTATTGTTTGAGTCGTTTAAAGAAGCACCAGCCGCAAGCTTAGGATTATTTATGACGGGCGTTGTTAAAGTTTTATTTGTTAAAGTTTCTGTTCCTGCCAGTGTTGTAAATGAGCCATCAGATAACGCTGTGTTAAATAGGGCTGTAGTTCCGGTTAATGTGTTTTTAGCTAAATTTACAGTCTTATTAGTTAAAGTTTGCGCTGCAACTGTAAGTATCACATCACCACTAGAATCTGGTAAATTTATAACGTTGTCTTGCGTGGCATTTGTAGCAAATAGCCTCGTCTCGTGTGCGTCTGCAGAAGTTCCTTCAAAAACTATAGCATCATTTTGAAATTTTATTTGTGTAGCTAAAGTAGAGCTATCACCCGCATCTCCTAAAAAATTATATAGTTCTATAAAATTAGCATTAATTTTAGTACCAGCATTACGTAAAGTATCGCCTGTTCCGTCGTTTGCTGAAGTTCCTGTATTAATATTTTGTCTTGTCATTTTAAATCCTAAATAATAGTTCTATTTATACTAGAAAGTTGAATCAATTAAATAATTTCC